AGCGCTATAAATGTAGAAATGGGAAGAACTAATACTACTGCTAACACGAAGCTATCAGAGCTTTCTGATGGAACGCATGGAACTATAAATGTAGCTAATTTAAATGAAAATAAACCAGATACATCTGCGCCTCATGTTATGAGCGAGTTTCATAAATACGAAGATGTTGTTACTGTAAACGCATCACCTGGATCTTTTAGTCAATTTTCTAGTAGTTCTCATAGTAGTGCAGGAACTATTACTGTTACTCATGCGGAACACTCTACTTTTTATGTTTCTTCAAAACCTAGTTGGGTGACTATAACTTCAGGAAACTTTGGAAGTAGTTTAAAAGACACTGGAGATGGTAACGTAACATTTAATGTGTCTGCTAATAGCGGTAGTGCAAGAAGTGGAAATATAGTAATTACTTACGACGTAGGCACAACAGGTGGAGGTTTAGGTGATTCAAACACTACAACTACAAGATCTGTTTCTGTCAGTCAAGCCGGCACGTCTAGTGGAGGTGGTGGTAACCAAGGTGGTGGACCAGGCGGCGGTGGTATACCTCCAGGTGGTGGAGGTGGTGGTGAAGAGGCACCTTAATATACTTAAAATAATATTAAATACTGTAATTATAATTACATGCGGTAAAAACCGCTTTATAAATATAAAATTTGTTTAACCTTTAAATTTAAATAACATGGCATTAAAAGGAGCTTATGATTACAAAGGTATCGCTATAAGTGATGCGTATGTAAAAATATCAAGCGTAAATTGGAGCTGCAATCAAAGTTCTGAGCAATACGTAAAGACAGCGGCTGTGTACAATTCTGATGGTACAATTAAAACCCCTGAAGTAACTGATACTAGATGGATGCAAAATACCTTTGGAAATTGGCATGCAAATGTTTATAAAGATAAAGCAGCTAGAGATGCAAATCCTAACGAACATATCTGCTCAATTAGCGGATCTTTTGATATGGACTTGAAAGACAGCGCTAAAAATCCTGTAAAACAGGCTTACATTGCAGCAAAAGCAATGGATCTTTATAAAGATATGACAGACGCGTAGTAGCTATGAAAATAGCTACTTAATATTATTATATTGTATGTAATAATATTATTGTAAAATTTTAACACTTTAATAAAATAAATTATGAATAAAGAAGTAAAAAAAATATCTGAGGAGCAGTTAACAGAGCTTCAAGGACACGTTAATAAAATTAACCAAGCACAATTACAGCTTGGTGGCTTAGAATCTCAAAAGCATAACTTACTACACGCTGTAGTAAAAATGCAAACTGAGTTAACTGAGTTTCAAAATAAATTAGAGGAAGAATATGGTAAAGTAAGTATTAATATACAAGACGGAACTATTGCAGAAATTCCTGAAGAAAACGTGGAAAATGAAGCTAATAAGGAAAATTAGTATAGGCAAAGATTATAAAAATGACGCAATGCATTACTCCGTAGGCCAAGAAGTCTACGGAGGGCACGTCATTTGCGATATAGTTGAAGGTGAAACAAAGTATAGTATTTTTATAGAAAAAGATAAAGATGTTATTCCTTGGAAAGACTTTAACAAAAATATGGCTATATCAGTAGAATATAATCTTGAATATTAATGAAAAGCACGTTTTATTTTTTAATAAAACCTAAAGCGAAGCGATATAACAATACCAAGCAAATTGGTGATAAAGAACTTATTTTAAATACTGAAATATTTTCTCATCAATATATTAGTAGACAAGCTATCGTTGTAGGTTTACCTACGCAATTTAATACACCTATAAGTATTGGTGATGAAGTTATTGTTCACCATAATGTATTTAGAAGGTGGCATAACGCTAGAGGTGAAGAAAAAAATAGTAGCAGTTATATAAATAAAGATTTATATAAAGTTGATGATATGCAATTATACGCATATAAAAATAATAACACTTGGAAAGCTCTTCCAGGTTATACTTTTGTGAAACCTATAGAAAATGGTATAGGTGAAGTACAATACTCTGATGTTTACGAACAAGGTGATATAATTGGTTATTTGCCTGTAGGTGAATATGAGTTTATGATTGATGATCAAAAACTATATAGAGTAAAAACAAATTTTATTACAATTAAATATGAATACAAACCAGAAGAAAAAGAGCATAATAGAAGCTGGGTATAAAGCAGTTGATGAATTGATCAAAGTAGCAAAAGAAAAGATCGTCGATTCTGATGATGATGTTTCTGCTGATAGACTTAAAAATGCTGCTGCTACAAAGAAATTAGCTATATTTGATGCTTTTGAAATACTTAATCGTATTGAAGAAGAAAAAAATATATTAGAAGATAAACCAAAAGAACAAAGTAAACCTAAATCTTTTGGTGGTTTTGCAGAAAGAAGATCTAAGTAATGTACGAACAAAGCTTATATAAAATAATAGAACCTATAAGATCTAATACCATTAAACGTCTTAATAAAAGCAAAAAATGGGAATATGGTTATAACAAAGAACACGATGTTGTTGTTATATCTAAAGACGGTACAATAGGAGAAATATATGATATACAAAATCTTAAAATAGCATTACCAAAACAACCTAAAAAAGTTCACAGGTTTAATAGTGACAAATGGGAAGTAACTCCATACCCAAAAGCTCTTGAAAGAATTAAGACTATATTTGATTGGAGAGATTATCCTGATAATTTTAAAGATAAGTATATTGATTATATTGAAGATGAATTTAGAAGAAGAGAAAGCGGTTTCTGGTTTTATAACAAAAACAATACTTGTTATATTACTGGTACTCATTACATGTACCTCCAATGGTCAAAGATTGACGTCGGACACCCTGATTTCAGAGAAGCAAATAGATTATTCTACATTTTTTGGGAGGCCTGCAAAGCGGACCAGAGAAGTTATGGAATGTGCTATCTCAAAAATAGACGCTCAGGCTTTTCTTTTATGGCATCGGGGGAAACAGTTAACAGTGCCACAATATCTTCCGATTCACGCTTTGGGATACTGTCCAAATCTGGTCCCGATGCGAAGAAAATGTTCACGGATAAAGTTGTCCCAATTTCGGTTAACTATCCATTCTTCTTCAAACCTATCCAAGACGGCATGGATCGACCTAAGACAGAACTGGCGTACAGAGTACCAGCATCTAAACTTACCAGAAAAAATATTACCACCTCCTCCAGTGATAAACCGGAAGAGCTCACAGGGCTCGATACAACTATCGACTGGAAAAATACCGGTGATAATTCGTATGACGGAGAGAAACTCAAACTCCTCGTCCATGATGAATCAGGTAAGTGGGAAAGGCCAAACAACATCCTCAACAACTGGAGGGTCACAAAGACAACATTAAGGCTAGGTAGTAGAGTTATAGGTAAGTGTATGATGGGATCAACATCAAACGCTTTAGATAAAGGTGGTGACAATTTTAAGAAATTATATTATGACTCAGATGTCACAAAAAGAAATCGCAATGGACAGACTAGCTCGGGATTATATAGTTTGTTCATACCTATGGAATGGAACTACGAAGGATTCATTGATGCTTATGGACTACCTGTATTCGATACGCCAGAGCAAGAAGTTGAAGGACCGTACGGTGATTTTATAGATGTTGGTGTTATAGACCACTGGCAAAACGAAGCAGACGGTTTAAAAAATGATCAAGACGCTTTAAATGAATTTTATAGACAGTTTCCAAGAACTGAAGAACATGCTTTCAGAGATGAAACTAAAAATAGTATATTTAATTTAGCTAAAATATACGAGCAAATAGATTATAACGATTATAATAAAAAACCTATAAAAGGTAACTTTCAATGGAAAGATGGTATTAAAGACACGCAAGTTGTTTTTTCACCAGATTTAAACAATGGAAGATTTAATATATCATGGGTACCACCATTAGATTTACAAAATAAATATGTTGTAAAAAATGGTTTAAAATATCCAGGCAATGAACACGTTGGTGCTCTTGGTTGTGATAGTTATGATATATCAGGAACTGTTGATAAAAAAGGATCAAAAGGTTCTTTGCATGGTTTAACTAAATTTAGCATGGAAGATGCTCCACCTAATAAATTCTTTTTAGAATATATAGCTAGACCACAAACAGCAGAAATATTTTTTGAAGATGTATTAATGGC